TACCCTCCACGTCGTCGACGTCGCGCCGTCGGCGCAAATTCGAAACCATCCCTAATGCTGACACTTGAGATACGCTCGCGCCGAGCTATCTTCCGAAGTCGTCGCCACAAAGTTATTAGCTTCGCAGATGGAGCCTTATCGTCTTCGAGACGACAAGCATACTCCACCTTACTCGGAAGGAGGTTTACTCCTTCCTCGCAGGTTCCGAGCTCTTTAAATAGACCGTATAACGTATCCCAAGAGGGAAGTATGTTCGGATCCAGAACTCTCAGACGATCATCGATTACCTCATGAGGTTTTCGAAGTCGGTTAGTGAAAGGCCGGGCTACCCACTCTATGAAGAATTCGTTCCACACGACGGGGTCGCGATCTAGACAGAAGAACTCCATAGTACTCTTATTGAAGAACTGGGTCTTCACCTTAGAGGACGCACCCTTAGCGGTCGCCTTGACATTTGCGTCTTTACTTTTCGGCTTGGCCGGAATAGTTAAGTCCGTAAATCTAGGTGTACTTAAGTGGTACAAGAGTCGCTCGAATCTCACCAACCTATCGATTAATTCACGAAGGGTCCGCGACCAAAGTGATCGCGCGATAGTCCAACGAGTTGGATCTACCAGCTGACCCTCCTGCTTCATCGGAGCTACGTTAAGTAGCCAAGCCTCAAGAGGCATCGGGAATAACCCGCCGGGTCGGCAAAGGTAGGCGATTAAGCCTGATAGACGATTTCCTAGACCTAACGCGACTGGTAGTCGCGCTAGATTTCGGAATCCGTGACCGCAGAAGCGTGCTACGGAAGAAAGTCGGATCACTCCGAATTTCATATTCTTCGCGATCAGCTCACCCAGGGCCCCGAGGGACCTGAGAGCTACTAGCATCTCTGCTAGTGAGACTGGTGTCGCGTCCCGCCCCCGTATCCAAGTTCGCTTGGCGAACTCAAGGGACCCGTCTTTCGAGATTAAGCTCTTAGAGAGCCCGATCTCTACTCCTATGTCTTTCATGATACGGAGGTACTCTTTAGCCACGAAACGGTCAGCGATGACCACATCGTCGCCGAGGACTGCATACAACAGGAACCATCCTGGTGCTGAGTTCACTCTGAACGCAGCATATTGCACGATTGCATGATGTGTGAGAGCTAACATGGCCCAACTAGAGAAGGCGCCCATAGGCTGCCCGACCGCGTAAAAGACGCGGTCGAACCCCAAGTTCCACGATTTCGCGGAACGAGGGAGCCCATAAGGTCTCCCAACTAGTAAATAAGCCCATAGCTTACACAATTTCTCTCCCAGAATGGGCTTCAGTAGCTCTACTTGCAAAGCAAGAGGGAGTCTATCTGTAGCCGCTGACAAATCATATGATGCAACCCATTGGCCCTCCTTATTGAACTTCTGAATCAACCGCTCCACCGGAGCAGTCTGATTAAAAGTCCCGTCAGTAGGAACCATGCGAAGTCTATCAAAGATCCACTTATGCAAGGGGTGCATAAGCGTCTGGGTAAGAATATTCACCATGGCAAATACTCGGATTTTACCGGGTTCCTCCTTGAACCCTAATCTCCCGAACCAAAGAGGTTTTCCCCAATGGAATTTGAGATACCATTCCAGGCACGATGCCTGGTGGCCTTGTCTGGTTAACAACCAGTCTAAAGGGCTCCCCCTCATCTCAAACCATAAGGGATAAACTTTTAATTCCTGCTCAGAGCCGCCGCGATATGTCCACTTTTCGCGCCACTGTCTCGAACCAAACGGTTTCCCGTCAAAGTCGTTGATAGCTGAGATTGCTCTCGACGCAATTAGTTTCCACAGCGCGTTTAGACCCCAAACCAATTCTAGACCGTCCGTGAGTTTGAGCCACTGCAGCAGTGCAGCTCTCATTCCCGGATCACTACCGAATAAGGTAATGTCCCACGGCAGCGCCATTACTGACGCCCACCCCCCCGAATTCGGGGAGGCTTTCCGTATAAACGGTATAGAATAGGGAGTTAAGGCAAAGCTCGGATCCATCTTCCACTCGTCACCGGTAATAAGCCGGATCTTGTCGAGGAAGACGGGGACCCATTGTCGCCAACCCGTCATAAATTCAGAGATGTCAATCCCTGGATTCGTGATCGTCGCTAGTTTCAGTTGCCCCTTAAACTCAAGTACTCGGTACAATGAGAAAAGAGACAGCCAAAATCTAACGGTTGCAACATCGCCCTTCATAAGAAGGCAACGTTGTTGCGGGTTAACGATTCTTGGAATCCCACGGCGAGTCCTTGAGACATTTGCACCCAGGGCCCAAGGGCTTGCATCTACCATCCCACCTGCTGCGTGCTGAGTAAGCACGTAACAGGCTTTCAGATAGATAGCAGTTCCCTTAGAGCCCATCTCTCGGTACATTTTTGCCACGTTCTTCGCGAAACCCCAGGTCACCTTCACAGAAGAAAGAGTTAGATGCCCAAAGACTATTGGGACCACTCGCAAGAGTAGCCCCGCTAGTTTTGCTTCTGCTTTTACACAGTAGGACCAAGTAAGTGCTTTTGGCACCAGCGCTCTGTAAAGAGATCTGATGTTCATTAGTATAACGATCATTAATTAAAATGGTTGTTTTAGGTCTGATAAAGCCCGCTTACCCTTCGGTTCCCCACTCCCTCCAGGGAGAGGTGGGCCGCAGGTCGCATTGGTATGCTCTCTTCGGGTCGAAGATTGTCGTTGCCTCCGGCAGCGTCAAGCATGCGTAAGTCCCTCGGAATCGCTTCCGATTTTCCCTTCCGCTAATAGTGATCGGGTTAAGCCCCTAGCACTACTTCGTTTCCAGTCTCATACATTTCTGTACAACTTAGCCTTGGCTCTATCGCTCCTGAGGGACGACGGAATCTGAAAGTTAGCTTTTACAGCTCCATAGGTTCGTATTTCTACGCGTCCTGTCTCCGGGTTCCACCCGGTCCTACGCACATCCCTAACTGCTCTCGCAGGTTTGACTAAACTGGCGTGACCAGCTCCTCTTCCCTCTCTCTCAGGCTTAAACCCTGATGCAGAGTTCCAGGTTGAGATACGTTACCTCTTTCGAGTACAAGGACATGTTCCTCTTTGCTCTCACGAGTTTCTGAGGATCCTCTACTCCCTTACACACGGCCTGCGCAAGGTTAAGTTTAACCCCTGGCGTTGCCACCAGGTTATCCTTACTTAAGTAAAGGTCTATTTCGTACTTTCAGACCCACCATGGGGGTCGACGGCCTAAAGGCTGTGATACAGATCCACTTTGATCAGGTCCTTGAGAGGGCTTAAGATTCACCCATTCTGCGCTTTACTTCACGCGCTCAATTCTCATCTCGCTGCTTAGCCGCACCACGCACTACAGATCAACTAAGATCCATAGCTGTGCCAGTAG